ATATATTTCTTGTGGTAATTTCTCTTTAAATACTGCATCATGTTCCAATATTAATATTTTTTGTTTTGTCTTTACGGATTCTTTCCAGATTTCTCTATGAGATAAAAAACAGCACATGCATGGTTCTGTTTTCGAAAACCTCGAATCAACTTTAAATTTATCTATAGGTAAGTTTTCTTTTTCAAACATTTTGTTTGGATCATCATCTGGAGTAATAGCTGGAAATATGTCGACTTTATATCCAAACTTTTCAGCTGATTCTCTGCATCTTTTAGATGCTTGGACCGATTTATGATTATTCATCATTGTAATTACATAAATTTTCATCATAATGTAGTCGTTGACTTTATTCCTTGGATAGTTGTGTAATATGGATATACAACTTTGAGTTGCATAGGAAAGAACTGTTTACACATTATCGCATCATTAGGCCAACCTCCTTTTTCTTTAAGTTTCATTAACAGCATATCTGCAAACTTCGGTTTAATTATATATGCAGAATTTCCGGCCAATCCTTGAGGCATCGCTGTATAAGATGAAACCCACGGTGCTGAATGCACTCCTTCTCTCAATGATGCTAAGTTATGATATATCAGTGAAGAATGAGTAGCTCTTCTTGGATCATTTAATCCTAGAACTCCTCCTTCCCATTGAAACTCTTCAAATTTTCTAGTAAACACTGCATCATGTTCAAGGATCATTATGTCCTGTTTACTGTTTACACATTCCAACCACAACCTAGCATGAGACAAAGTACATGCAAAAACTTTTTTATAGTCATTTGTTCTATACGCCTTTAGATTTATTCCAAGCTCTTCATCAGTTGCAACCTCATCATTAATTGGATAGTTCCATGATATATCACCAAATATGCCAGCATGTTCTTCTACTGTTTCAGGTGATGTCTGTTGAAAAAGTTGAAGATCTATATCACTTCCGTATGCCTTTATAGAGTTATGACAGTTCTTTACTCCCAGTGCAGACACACTGCTATTCTTATCATTAATTATATAAGCTTTCATCGGATCATCATTAGAAATTGAGTTTGTCCTCGACGCTCAATTTTAAAATTATATTTTTTTATAAATTCATTTACTGCCTGTGTTACGCCGTCTTTAGGTTTCCATTTTGTATTCGGCCAACCGTAATCATCACCCATAATTAACCCATTTTTTCTTACTACATTAAGAGAATTTTCCAGATCAAATAACGTTCCTTCATAACTATGATCACCGTCAATATAAATCCAATTTAACTTATCATCATTAAAATTTTTAAACCATTCTTTTGAAGTCATTCTGTGAATATTTACACGAGAGTCTAATATGAATCTATCTTCCACAGATTTAAAAACGTCATTATAATATTTAGTAAATGCCTTTTCACTTTTTTCTACTTTCAGAAGTCTAGCATATTTACTTAAATATTCGTCATAGCTTTTATATTCATTAGTTTTTTTGTAAGGTTCACAGCTCCAAGAATCAACTAAATGAATTTTTCTTATACCTCTATTTAAAAACGCAGCAGAAGTGTTTCCCATCCATACTCCAATTTCAGCTCCTACAGTATGCTGCTTTACTTCATTTACAATATTATTAATCGCATCATTGTTTGTAGTTACTCCCATCATGTGTCTATCTCCATAATTACTATCATATTAAGTAGGTAGTTACATCTTGTATAATTTTACATCCAAATCCTTGAGCTTTAATGTACTTATCTTTTTTTGCAGTAAATGAAGAGCTATCAGTATCTGTTCCATGTATTTTTGGAACTATAGCTTCTCTAGGATTTCTAAGTCTGACCATTAGTTCATAAGTAGGTATTTCATTTTGCTTAGTAATATACACTATGTCTGTCTTAGCATATTTCACCAAATCTTTAACTCCTAGTTTTGCACCAAACTTTACATTTGACCAATCAAAAGAAGGAGGATACTCAAGGCTTTCAGTTTTTCCAAAAATAAAATTAACTTCTCTATGCTTACATATTAGAGGCATCCAAAAATTTTTAAAGATGTTAGGATCGGTCATTTCAGTTATAATCGTGATCATACTAACTCCGGCATTTTAAATTTTGATGCGTTAATAAAATGTTGAAATTTGCCTTGAGGTTTTTCTGGTGGCCACTGTCTTGTAGCTAGGCTGTTCCAAGACCAGTCGAGTTCTGTTACATTGAACTTAGGATTAGATAGCTGGAGGTTTATATACATCTGTTCCGTATATCTGGTATGCATATAATAATAATCTACTGAAGTAAAGTTTTCTCTAGCTTTAAGTCTTCCTTCTTTACTCCACAGTTGAACTCCGCCATTTAGGTATCTGTATTTTTCTTTAGGATAGAGTTGTGACTTTGGAAACATCCAGTCTTTTCCAAACAACTTTTTACCGTATGCGATTATTCCTCTTTCATGTCCAGGTGACTCCATTACACGTTTTATCCATCCTCCTGCTGATACATGTATTCCAAGTTCATGTACCATCGCGATATCACCTATTTCAATATTGAATATATTTTCTTTAGTTTTTAAAAGTATATCGAGATCAATTGATAGTATCTTATCATACTTATCAAAGAAAGGATCATACACAATTCTAAGTGCATCAAGTCTAGGATCTAGGTGTTTGAAATATCTATCATGTGATAACATATATTCTGCATTACAGTTATCGGCATATTGTTTCGCAGACTTTGAACCGGCTTTGGCCCAGTCCGGCATTTCAACTCCTCCTAAGTGAGTATCATCTGCTTCATACGGCATATAATATTGAAATACTAAATTCATATTCTAAATACTTTACTTCCATTCATTTCGGCTCTCACTAGGTGATGAGATTTATAGCCATTCACTTTATTGTATATATGTATTTTTTCGTGAGGTAGATATAACTGAGCTACATGCAACATTCCAGAATCCACTCCTACATGATACTCTGCTTTAGACATGGCATAACCAATATGGGCTAATGAATTCTTTAAGTAATCATTCTTAGACTGACCTCCAACATGAATGTGTTCACAATTATATTTTGAGTATATTCCTTTGAGCAGTATATCAGATATATTTCTACCTGCATCGGTGGAGTCCCATTGTACAGTTATAAATTTTTTAGGGAGATCTAATGAAACATTTTTAGGTTTCATCAATAAAGGTTTCTTTAGATACTGAGACATTTCCAGTGAAGTTTTATTTTCATTAGGATGCATGTAAGCCGTATCTTTGTAATAATATATTTCTGCATCAATACCTTGGTCTTTAAGAAAACCTAACCATTCGTTCTCATATAGATTTTCTACAGGCCACGGTTTAATGTATACAGTGTTTTCCGGAAACAAATCAATTATTTCTTTCCAAGATTTTTTCTTCTTATCTGATTTCTTACCGTTTGCCACGCTCCACTTATCATCTGTTATATGCACAGTTACTGGAGTATTGTGACTTATTCCATATTGTCTGGCCATGAGAATAGAATGAATCCTATCACCTAAGCCCGGGCAGGTGTATGGTCTATCACCGGATCTTACACTCTTAGATCTTAAGGCGATATGTTTCAATGACTTTTTCTTTCAGTAAATTCACTCTTAAAGTAAGAATCTACTCTTTTCTTAGTTTCATGTCTAAGATCATTGAGCTGAGTTATTAAGAAAGCTACATCGCTCTCTTCCTTGGAATATCTTTCAACACCTTTTCTTTTTCTATCTTCAAGATCCCATAACTGAAGGTTAATAGATTTTAATATGTTTAAGAAGTAATCATGAGCAGGATCATGCTTTGAACCTACGAATACACCAGTATATCCTTTTAATTCTTTAGATACATCTAATCCCTTGTCTAATTTGATAATTAAAATGCTCCATCTATCTAAAAAATCTGCCACACTTGTTTCAATTTTAACTTTCATAATTTTTCACTTTTTTATTTTTTGTTGTCGCTATTCCTCGCAAAAGCTGAAGTTGCCATAAACGTTGCAACGATACCTAAGTTAGCTACAACATATGTTGATAATAATGCCGTGACCATTTCTATTCTCGCATCAGGTATTATAGGTGACATAGCTACAAGTATTAGTGCTATCGATGAAATTGAAGAAACCCAACATATCAATCTCTGTTGGTCTTGCATCTTATCATTATTTTCAAGTCTTATCATTCTCTCTGTCATAGCAATTTCTTCATCTGTGACAACACCATCTCCATCGGCATCAGCCTGTTCCCAAATGCTTCCTTTCTCTAGTTTCTTTGCCATTGAGCTCTCCTAAAAGTAATTTACTAATCTCTTTAGCTCTACTGAAATTACTGCGTAAAGAGTTAGATCTATACCCGTATTTATAAAACCATTCGAAACTTTCCTGTAATCCTATCTTAACCTCTGCTGGAAGTTTAAAATCATAGACTATGTCCTCATACTCTGATCTTAATGTTAGGTAAGTAGCTACTGACATCATACAAAATCTCCTCTATTTGCAATATCTTCTAACTGTCTAAGATCAACCTTGAGTTCTTCCACTCTTTCTCTTAGAGTGTTGACAGTTGTCCTAAGATGTCCGGTATCTTCAGGTTGGAATCGAGATTCTAATATTCTGATTTCTTCTTGTAATACAGTTATATAATCAATCTTCATTAATGTAGTTGCTGTCATAATTTTCTCCTATCCAGCTTTCAAGTTGTCGATAACCTCCAAGGTGTAAATCATCATTCCATATTTGTGGAACAGTCTTTAACCTTAAAGCCTTTAATACCATTTTACTAGTATGATCTTCATCAATATTATATTCTTTGTACATAATATTATTTTCTTTTAAAATCTCTTTTGCTTTGACACACCAACTGCAATTGTGTTTGGTAAATATCTTAAACGTCATTTTCTAACGAACCAACAGTTATCTTGTGCAGTTTCATACTTTACGTATTTATTTGAAACTGCCATTCTTACTCCCATCCAATCTATATCATGTCCTGCAACTATTCCGCCCTTTTTAACTTTAGGATCCCAACATTTTATATCTTCTAAAACAGATTGTTCGGTATGTCCTGCATCTATGAATACGAAATCCAATGATTCATCTTTAACTTTTGAATGAGCTTTATTAGAAAGATCTCTGTACAAAATAGCTCGAGGTCCGATATTGTTACTGAATTCAAGAAGTTCATGGTACCACGGTGTGGTTGGTAATTTTAAAAGATCTTCTGTAGTTTTGACTCTTGTTTCTATAGGAGACGATTTCCAGAGCTTATCATCATAAAATATATCTACACCAATTAAAGTTAGATGTGGACAGTTATTTAATAAATGCTTATAAGTAGGTCCTCTCAAGACACCTATTTCAGCTCCACGTGAAAAGTTGTTTTCTTTAACCATTCTTTCCAGCCAAAGAGCTCTATGATTTTGATATATTCTGCTCATCTTATAAATTTCGTAGTATAAGTTTTGCCTTCAAACTGAAAGGTAAATGTACTGTAGTCATAAACTTCTCTTCGCGTTTCATCATATCTTGTTTCTACATGACACTTATCCTGCTTTGCCTTTTCATTAGCGATTATGGTTCCTAACAATGCACCTATAGCTCCACCATTTTCTTCACCTTTAATATTGTTGCCAATAGCTCCACCTATGATGGCGCCTGAAAGTAAATCGCCAGCTGAAGCTCCAGACTTATTTCCCTTTTGACAAATCTCTACATTGTATGGTTGTCTATCTATTACAATCTTATAATGATGCTGTACATCACTTGTAATTGAAACCGATTGAGCAAATGCATAGGCGCTAAAAAAAGAAAATGTTCCGAAGAGCATTATCGAAGCTAAAACAATTGCACTGATAGTTTGATGCTTTTTAAAAAAATCTAAACTTATTTCAAAAAAATGAAAGTAAGGCTTTAATCTCATATCCATGTTTCCCCTATTATGTATTCGTAAACTTCTTTCCAATTCTTCATAATTGGAATTGATCCTGTATCCTCAGTTTTAATATGAGGATGTGCTACTAATATTGAATCGAATCCTAGTTCATTACCAATCTTAGCATTTCCTACTTTATCTTCAATCCAGTACGTTCCTGGATATACTTTAGCAAGTTCTTTAAGAACTTCAGTCTTATCAGCTCCAGTATCTAAGTATATGAAATCTTCAAATACTTCTTCACCGAATATCATTTTAAGATTCTTAGTTCTTAATCTTTGAGCATAAGGATCTTTTGATAAAGATGAAACTACTAGGAATTTGTAACCATGTTCTTCAAATAGCTTTCGAACATATTTATAAGAATCATATAGTGGAGGAAGGTAACCAATATTTGCAGATTGGTTGAACATTTGAATTAGGTGAGTAACCTTTTCTTGATCAATTCCATATCTTACAGTTTGATCATACTGCCTAACATCACCTTTGGCATATATTCCTTGCCTCATCATCCAAGCATCGAAAGTATCTCTCCAATTAAGAAGGACACCGTCTGTATCAATAAGAATTACTTTAGGATCATTCATTAAGCTACCTCCTTAGCTTCAAGTTCCTTATCTTTATCTTGTAAGAAATGACCTAGGTAAGTATGAAGATCTTGAGCTAACCTAAGATCTGTTTCAACAATGTCCTTAGCTGTACATGTTGGATAACTAAGTTGAATATCGAGAATCTCTGCTTTATGAAGAGCTTTAAGAGTTTGGATATTGCTAAGACCTGAATAGTTAGGATTGTCTTGAAGATCGACTATAGTTTGAAGAAGATCTTTAAGTTCTTTGATTTCTTTTTTAAGGTTTATATTATGTTCCATGTTTTCTACTCCTTGTTAAAATTACCTTATATATTCATTGTACCACAAGATGATAGCATTGTACATAAAAAAATTACTCTCAAACGAAAAAAACATGTTTACTGTGATATTTTTGTTACAGTTACGGTCTGTACATTTTTCTATGTTCGTACTCTTTAATTGTATCTTTCAACATAGGAATCCAATTATCTCTATGTTCTTTATATGTTACGGGATGAAAGTTGTCAACGTCCATAATAACTATTAGATTTGTGACCGGCATTCCAGTACGCTCTTCCCACATAACTGAGTATGCAGCTAGCTGACAGAAGTAGTTAGGAATATCAGCTTTCTTCTTTGGTCTACGTGAAGTTTTAAAATCGATAACTGATGGAACACCATGCCATTCGGCGATACAATCACAGGTACCTGCGAGTTTTAGGTGATCACTATATAGTGGAACTTCATTACCATATATCTTACCGAATCCTCTATGAAATAAAGGCTTAAGATTTTCTAATGATTGTTTGATGTGAGGAAGGAAGTCTTCTGTATCTTCATTCTTTAAATATCTTTCTACTATCGTGTGAACTGCAGTGCCACGTTCTCTAGCAACTCTTCCTATTTGTTCAGCTTTTTCCTCTCCTACCTTTGCTTTCCAGGCCGCTATCTTTTCTTCGCCTAAGATGCTAAGTACGGTTGTAACGCTAGGATAAGCAACACCATCAAGAGTAAGATAGCGCCTACCATCTGAATGTTCAGCTCTATCCAATGTTTCATAGCCAAGATCAATTTTTTCATGTATAAATTCCATTTCACTTCCTTAAGTTTTTATAGTATTTCCTCGTGCTGAATTTTTCTTTATCTGCTTAAGCCTGTCTCTAAATCCGTCAGGAGTTTTAGAATGTAAACTACCGACACCAGAAACAATCTTAGGAAATCCCATAACTCTTTTCCATTTTTTATCTTTTAATATTTTTTGTAATTCTTCATATGTACAGTATTCTTCTTTAGTTTCATCTGTTTCTGTATTTACAAGTTTATATATTGGCATTTTTCATCTCACTTATTTCTTTAATTCTAAGTTTTAAATAATCAATTATAGTTTCTGGACTAGGATGATAGAATGTATTGTTTTCTATTTTCGCTTTTATAGTTTCTATTTCAAATTTAAAAGCGGACCTCAACATAAGATCAGCGCCAGTTGCAGCTTTTAACTCTTTAGAATCATTGTAAATAGCCATAGTTTATTATAAACCTTTTTGCTAGTAATGTAAACAGTTATTTTTCTGAATCTCTTAATAAACCGGGAAATGCTTCTTCTACAACGACTCGAGTTAATCCATCAATTTTCTCTCTGTTTATCATTTTTACCACGAGCTTTGCATCTTCTGGATGAATTGTTTCAAGCATTCCTATAAAAATATTTTCTCTTTTCCAAGTGTTTAGATCATCACCTGGTCCACCTTTGACTAGATATTTAAAATCTCTATTTGCTCTACGCAATGATTTAGGATGGTTGTGAATATGACTTGGAGTGAAAGGAGGAGTCGCTCCTTTAGGTAAAGTCCACTCTAAAGTCGTATCAAAAAACCCACGCAGCACGTCTTTAAGTGCCCATGATTCATGAGTTTTCATTACTTTAATCTTTTCTTCTCTTTTTCTTTTTCGACAAACTTCTTCTATGATTTCAAAGATTTCTTTTTGTCTTGATTCGTATGCCATAGTATACTCTCCTTGCTCAAATGCCTTGAATTTATTTTACAATTGATAATTCCATTATAGTATTCATCAGAAAGAAGCACATTATTATCAAACTGCAATTTAGCTTCCCAATATGAACACTCTCCTTTTGATTTACAAAGCCTCAATATTTCTCTATTAAAAGCCTTAAATCCTTTTTGTTCAACTAATTCTTGGATTTTTTTATTAGAACCATAATAGTCCTTCCAGTCTGATTCAGATACAACTCTTCTTGTCCTACCTTTGACTTTCTTCTTTCTAGTAGACCAAAAGAGTTTTTTCCCTATATATTTTTTACCTGTATCTTTTTCAGTAATCTCGTAAACAAATCCAACTAAACTATCATTAGGATAGTTTTCTAGTTTAAACTGTTCTCCATTATAATACCACATATATTATATATCATCATCTTCATCTTCCTCTTCATACACGACTATAGGTGCAGCGTTTTGCATGCATATAGGACAGAATGATGGCTCTTCAATTGATATTATTCGAGTATCCTGTTCACAGCTCGGACACTCGATCAGATATTCTTTATGCTTCATTTTAGAAATCTATTTCGCATTCACCACTAGCACAGGCAGCTGCACCGGTTGTGTCCACATCAATAAACTTCCTTTTAGTTATATCGTTATTCCATTCTATTTCTTTAATATTACTTTGTAT